TGCCATTACTATAAACATCTTTTACTATTACACCCGCTTCTTTCATTTGGTTTGCTAAATCCTTAACAACATTTGGTTTCATATTAATAAGACTTACCGAACCTGCACCATTATATTCATACCCACTTCCCTCATATTTACGGAAACCTCTTACACTAGTACTATATGATTCTACTTTTTTTATACGATTCTTTTTAAAAATAGCATTTATTTCTTTTTTTACAATATTTCTTTCAGCCTCGTTTATTGTTTCATCAATATCTTTAACTTTGGTATAACCGGTTACATCAATATTTGATTGTGCTTTTTTCTTATCTCTAGCCCTATTACCAGAAAATGCAAATGGTGTTTGATAGCCATCTACATTACCGGTTGCAGTTGATTCATCTAATTCGTCCTCAACTTCTTTAATAAGTTCTTCAATGTATGATTTATAATCTACTTTTTTTGACATTCTGTATTTCCTTTATTAATTCATAAGTTAGCATTAATGCAGAAACCTGTTCATCGGTAATTTTTTTGCCAATTTTTTGTTGTTTCAATACATTAATAGTTTCTCTTAATTTTATTTTTGTAATTTTATCATTAACTTCGGAATGTAATGTGTGTAATTCAGTAATAACCTTTTTTAGTTGTAGATTGTAAAATTCTCCAAATTTAGAAGTGTTGTTTACGTTATTTATAAACTCTCTTAATAATTCCTTTTGGTCATTATTTAAATTTGTATATTTTTTATTAAAAGTTTCTACTAAAATCTTATAGGTAAGTAATCGTAAATCCTTTTCTTGTTTTTTATAGTCTTCCATCAACTTATCTTCAATTTTCTTAACTGAAGTTGCGGTGGCTGATACGTGCTCTACTAATGTAAGTTTTGCATCAAATACATCTTTAACATTAGTTACATCTTGAATTTTTGCTTCAAATATTTTATGAACCGATGCCAAAACTTTATAGTTGGAAACGGGAGATGCCACAAATTGCTCAATATTGAAATTTTCTTTTATCGATTTTACAAGATTATATTTTTCTCTCGATAATTTCGTTTCATCAAGTTTAGTTCGGGTTTCTATAATTGCATCAATAAACTTTTCAGCTTTATTTTCAGTGTTATACTTTTCGGTTGTTAGTAAATTAAATAATCGCAATTCTTTTGCCAATTCTGTTTTACCACCAAAAAATTCTTGTACTATTTTTTTAGCTTTTTCTTCGGGTGCATTATTCAGTATCTCTAACGTGATTTGTCTTGTTAGTAATTCGAATAGAAAACCTGTATTTTTAAATTTCGAATGTTTAATTTTCTTCATTTTATTAAATCCTTATTTTGATAGACTCAAAATTCTGTATATAAATATAAAAAATTATAAGTTAGATTAATTTTGTGTGTCATCGATGATATTAGTTTCGTCTAACATATCTTTGGCTTCGTGTAAATATTTCCGTTTTGATGAAATTCCGTTAATATAATTTTGTGCTTTTTGTTCGGAAGTCCTACTTCTTTTCGATGTTCGTTCGGTATCACCTAACGGGTCTCTACCGTATGGATGTTTATCTTTACCGTATGTATTTCCCTCTCTCGGTCTACCACCCTTATTTTTTAATTCAGTTTTTAAATTTTCTAAACTTTCTTCTACATCCGTTTGTTGTGGTGGATTCGCAGGGTCATTTCCATCATTTTCAATTGAAGTGTAACGGTATGTATCTTTAATATCCTCAACTACTTTACCTCGTTGAACTGTCTGGTCTTGTTCTGATAATTTAAATATATTTTCGTATATCCAATCCTTTGATAGCATTTTAGTTGCCATCATATCAGTTGCTAAACGGATTTTTTCACTCCAAAGGTTTACTTTTTCTTGTTCGTATATTGTAGATGGATTAACTAAACCAATTTCGAAATTTGTCATTTCAGAATCAGTTATACCATTACCATATAAGTGAATGATTGCAATTTTAGTTAATTCACTAACAAGGGTTCTTTGTATTCTCTCAATTGTTCTTGCAAACCGAACATCTTCTGCCGCAAGGGTTGCTTTACCATTTACGTTTTCATCATATCCCAAATATGCTTTAGGTATTTTTAAGGCAGCAAATAATTTTCCTTTTAGATAATCAATATCTTCAATCGATGCATATTCTAATCCTGCTAGGTTCTCGATAGATGTTCCACTATCACCTCCTCTTACTGGTAGATAAAAATCTTCCGTTAGATTTTGCATATTATATTTTAAGTTGTAATCACCTGTATCTTTATTAACAAAAGGAACTTTTTTCATTTTATTAATAATTCTTTGCATGTAATTATCAACTTCCGTAGGATTTATATTACCAATATCAATTTTGAACACTCTTTTTTCAGGTGCTCTCATAATACGATGTATTAACATCGCATCTTCCATTAGTGATAATTGTTTCCACAATCTTCTACCATTTTCAATCATTGATTTACCGTATGGTAGCCAGTTAGTATCAGATAATAAACGGAAATGGGCCATTTCAAAGTTATCATATTCAACTTTACCAATTGGGTCTTCCATTACTCTGAATTTAACCATATTGGGATTATTCGGGTCTTGTCCTTCTAATCGTTCTGTATTATATTGTGAGTATGGTGTGATGTTTACAATACCTTTACCTTCTGCAATTTCCAATCCCAAAAAGAAATCACCGTATTTACACATATTTCTAGCCCATGGCCATAAATTAAATTCTACGTTTAATATATCATAGAATAAATTATCTAATAATTCTTGAACTCTTTCATTATCAGAACGAATAGTCAAAATATCACCATACTCATTTTTAAGAGTTGATTCATCTGCATATATATCCAATGCAGAGGCGATGATTGGGTCTTGATCCATTGCATCGTAATCTCTGAACACTTCTCTACGTACTTGTTGGTATGCCATTGATTGTGCACCACCTGCTTGTTCATAAAAAGATTTCTGTATTTTCGTATATCTATCTCTTAATGATGATAAGTTGGTTTGTTGCTTTTCATCGGCATCAAAAACTTTTCTCTTTCCACTTGCATCAACAGTAACCACTGCCTTAGCGGAAAAGAGTTTTTTTAATCTACCAAAAAATGTAGTATCTACCATAATTTATGTTTTTTGTTATCTATTATTTTATATATTTACCATTTTCTACAAGACCAATAGTTTGCTTTTGTTCTCGGGCCAGGATTATCACAATTCATTCGTGCTCTAAAAGATTTTCTAGCAGCAGGATTTGATTTTCTGATTTTCATTCCCTTTTGGCCGAAATTTACTTTAATAACTTTACCGGTCTTAGGGTTTTTAACATAGACTTTAAACTTTTTAACATCTCCCTGCATTGGTTTACCCAACTTAACTTCCCTGCCCTGATACTCTGCTTCAAAGACACAATCACATTCAGCTTCAGCAAGTTCGAATTTATATGCTTTTAGAAAATTTAAGAAATCTTCTTCATCTTCATCTTCCACATCTAATTCATCATAATCCATATCATCTAATGGAGTATCTATTGGAGTAGCTCCTTTTTGGTATAAAGTTTCCAAATCGGTGGTTTCTTTATGTAATGTTGTTAGTTTTATCATAGTGTTAGTCCCATATATGGTATAAATATATATAAAATTTTTATTCCTTATATATTAGAGTAACCATGTTAGGTCTTCACTCTGTCCACCCACCTGCATTTGCCACGGATTTGTATCAAATGTGGAATTACCACCGAACCCACCAATATCAGTTACACTTTGGTTTATTCCACCCAATGTCTGTTTTGTTAAATCAATTCCTTCTTGTCTTAAACGAAGTGCGGTATCTCTAACCCATAATCCAATTGATAGGGCCATGACCAAGTCATCATTATATCCCCTCATTGCCTCTGCACGATTTCCATTCCATATAAATGTGAATAATTCATCTATTAAACGATTTGACCGGACTGTAAACGATTTTTCTCTTAAATAATCGTCTAACTTAGATATAATCAATGGACGTGTCTTAGAGGTCGTGGAGAACCCAGCAACCATACCACGTTCTTCTGCCCTAAATTTATTAGACATTTGATGTGCTACATCCACATATTTTAAATCTTTACTCATATAGAATAAATTTTTATACCCTCTATCAATTACTTGTTGTATTACTGCCCATCCTATATTAGCATTTTCAATCACTAAAAGGGCCTCATTATAATCGGTAGCAAGTGATACTAAGAAATTTCCAAAATCTTTTGTATCCAACTTACCTTTATATTCCGCAACTTGACTAGAATTTGCGATATCAATTACTTGTGCAGTAGAATAATCCGCACCATCCCCTCTTGCAACATCGGCAACAACCATATATGCCTGATTATAGTTTGGATATTCCCATTTCCAAAGGTTTCCATCAAACCCAGTTTTTTCTATGGGTTCTTGTACAAATGTTTCTTTATAGAAAGTAAGTAGTTGTGGGTCTATCACCGTATCTCCGGATGAAACAAAATCACAATCGCATTCCTGTGCAGCACCTTTTGGTCCGAGTAGGATTTCTTGTTCATCTCTCCATGATTGGTCTCTTTCTGGATGTACTGTCCAATGTAATCGAATTGTGTTAAATCCGTTTCTATCTTCTTCCGCACCAACCCATGTTCTATGGAAAAAATTACCCACACCATTAGGAGTAGAAAGAATAATCGCATTACCACCCGTTGAAAGTGTAGATTGTGCAGAAATCCAAATTTCCTCAATACTATCAATGAACGCTGCCTCATCAAATACTAAAAGTGATAGGGCTTCGGAACGACCTGCATCACCTGCTGCAGATGTTGCTTTGATTTGCGAACCATTTGAATATCTAAGTGATAATTTGTTGTCCTCAACTGTTGTTTGTTTTAACCAACTGGGCAAATACTGATTCATTACTCTAACCTTTGTTACAAGGTTCTTAGCAACTTCTTGTTTAGTAGCGATTACTAATACGTTAAAATCTTGATTAAATAACATCTTCCATAAGGAAAATCCTGCGGTTAAAGTTGATATACCTGTTTGGCGTGATTTTAATACGATATTATATCGGTTTTTCTTAAATTCAGTAAGAGTATCTTCCTGAAACGGATATAAATAAAATGGAATTTTACCACGAACCGGATGCTGAATCATACAATACTTTTTCATAAAGTAGATTGGGTCACTAGCACACCGTTGGTATTCTAATTTTATTATATCTTTTAACGAGGTAGTTGCCATAAGTAATTTCGTTTACACGTAATGTTCACAATTCTTCTCTTTCAATATCTCAAATGATTTATTGCGGAATTCTTCAACTTTTTTTAATTCTTCAGTACCGTAATCAATCATTTCTTGCATCTCTGCTTTAATTTCATCTATTGGTTTTGGCAGTTCCCATTTTTCAGTACTACCATCTTCATTCATATATTCATAATACGGTTTGATTTCGCTAAGTGCCTGATGTAATTCCTCTAACCTAACTTTTCCATCAATCAACATACGAGTGTATATTTTATAATCCTCATATGCCTCCCATGCATCGCTTGTTTTTATGTTAGTTTCAATTTCTGCTAGACAGTTTGCACAGTAACCAGTTTTTTGAATAAGTTTTTTATGTGCAGGGGTAAATTTTATAGTATTGCAATTTGAGTTTTTGCATTGTGATTGTGAAGCCTTCCATTTTCGTATTTCATCAAATGCTTCAGAGTTTTTTGAGGTTGTTACAGTATATCCTTCTTTTTTTTCATATCGGTGATATTCATCTTCCCAAACATCCCCAACTTTTCTTTCTATAACTGCAGGAGTATAACCAATTGTTGTGTTTGTTTCATATTCCCCACCAGTCATAACCATATCTACCAACTTTCTACGAGTTGGATGCATAAATTTCTTTTGGAATTCCTTTGTCATTATTATATATTAGGTTTTTATTTTAACTACCTATACATATGCCAAAACTAATATTTTAATAAAATATTCCCAATAACTGATTAAGACTTGCAAAACTTCCAGTTAGTTTCAACGTATTTCCATTATATACAAAAACAATTCCCTCAATCGGTACAATTTTAGATGGGCCTCCGATTGCATTTAATCGTTTTAGTTCTAATTTTAATTTTTCAATCTTTTTTGGGTCTCCACTTGATTGTACATCCTTTATAGTTTGGTCTAATCGTTTTTTCATATCCCTCACTGCTGCATCTGGATTTACTGTTAATACTGATGATGTAAATGATAGTACTTCCGCACCCACCCCTAAGAATATATCTTCAAATTTCATTAAATTATCTTTTGAAATTGTTTTATGGTCTTCTTTATCAATTTTTTGAGCCCATTCTAACGTTTTTTCATCTGGAATATTCTTCGAATCAATACGAAATCCCTTTTCACCAAACGCCCAACGTTTAATTAACCCAATTTTTGTGTTATTATCTAAAATAGTTGGTGATTTTTTATCTATGAACGATGCCCACCAACCTTGATGATATTCGGCTACCCCTGCGTTATCCCCTAAACCAAATTCTTTTTGTAATTTTGATATCGCAGACAAGTATTTTCCCTTTTTAGATGAAAGGTCTTGTGATTTTGGTAGTTTTAATACAGGTGGGCCTTGTATAGTGTAGTTGTTCTGTACGTTTTGTTCCACTTGTTTAACCATTCCAGCCAGAATTCTTCCTGCTTGCGGGTCTTCTCCTATTGCCACACCACTTTCATCGTATTCCATTGTGCCATGAAACACTAAAAGGGGTTGTCCGTATGGTATTACGTTGACTGAGGTTGGGTAAATCACTTCCAGATTCACAAAACACGCACCGTTCTTAAATATTTTCTCTCTTTGTTTTTCAGATAGGGCTTTGATGGCCTTAGTCAGGTCTTGCATTGCAAAATTATACGCTTTTTCCAACTCACCCCTACCAGCAAATTTACTAGCCACAGCAGATATATCTAATGCGTTGGCACCTCTGTTTGCCAAATGGCCTTTATTTCTTGCGGCAACTAATCTACCATCTACCCAACTAACCGCTAGGGCCTGACCATCTGTTTTTTCTCTGCTCAATTCCAAATTACCATCAAGTGCACGGTTTACTATATCCTTTAATTGACCAAAAGTTAGGTTAATTTCGGTATCAAACGGATGTGCCATGTGTCCATACGCACCACCTTCTTTTAGTAGTATCTCATTTAATATTTTTCTTAATCGTATCATTCCGTATTACCCTAACTTAAATTACTTTTGTTAATTTTGTTCAAATATGCTAATTCATCTCCTGATAACTTACTTGCAACCAATGCTCTAAACTTACCTCTTTGTTGTGATGGAGATAATTTTAAAAATTCAATAATATCAGGGTCAGTTTTTATTTTATTTGAAATTGATTTTATTGCCCTATCAGTTTTTATCTCATTCCACCATTTTTTTATAGCATCAATTGGACCTATACCTTTATCATCTAATGCTGTTTTTATCGATACGCCAACGAATGTCATTTGTGCTATCATTATGAATATATTTACTATATCTACGGCCGATTCGTTTATCGATTCTGTCTTTAACTTATCAATTTCTTTTCTAAGTTTATCTATCTCTGCCCTAACTTTCATTTGTGCAGGAGATTTTGGCATCATCTTAAAAGCCTTACCATACAGTGATATAAGTTCTTTTTGTAAATCCTTTAGTCCTTCTCTAACAGGCTCATATCCTTTATTTTGGTCATCTTTTGTATCCATTTGATGACCGGGGAGTTTCTTTCTATCATCATCAAAATCTATTGTATCTAACTCTGCATCATAACCCATATCAGGTGCGTATGATGATGATTTATGATGTTGTATAAAATCACGTTCTATTTTACTATCAGTTTTATGATTTTTAGAAGTTATACGATATGTTTCATTTTTAGTCGTTGATATTACTTCCGTTTTAAATATCGGACTAGTTGTTTTAAAATCAGATTTTCTCATTACTGTTTTTGCTATCAACTTATTAGCAGCTTTCATAAACGCAATGTTTATATTTGATTTAGTGTCTTTAACAACAAATTCGTTATATTGTTTTATGAAATCTAAAAATTTCTTTTTATTCTTTGCCAATCTTTTGAAAAATCCAGTTAGTTCTGCCGGGGATATTGGTTTTCCATTTCTTGGGTCATTTAATCTTTGGAAAAAATGGTCTGTTTCTTTGCCCAATTCAATATCTTCTGGACTTAACTGATTATCTGCATATTGTTCAACCGCATCTAATTCAGATTTAGCCATTTCATAAACTGGGTTGTATTGATATTCTTCATCTGAATTCGTATGGGTTCTTGCTTTAGATACGGATTTCATTCTATCAGATAATTTATCATTTTTTGGATAGTCGGGTCTTATACCACTTTGTCCTGTTCCAATTCCTACTTCATCAATTTCTTGACCACCTTCGTCTTCTACATCAGGTTGGCCGGAATCCTTTGTACGAAAATTTGCCTTATCATATTTTCGATTTTTAATAGGTGCTATACTATGATAATCGCTTGCTGCGGTGTTAAAATTTTGAGGTATTCTTGATTCATGAGTTTCTATACTTGCTAACTTCGTATAGTATTCCAAATCTTCCCATAAATGGTCTTTTGCTATTTCAACTGCGATATTAACATCATCAGTATGTTCCATCTCAACTCGTGCACCTTCTTTTATTTTTTCTTTTACAATATCAATAGTAGTGTTATACTTTTTAACAAAATCACTTAATTTTTTATTTTGTGATAACCCACCTGATAATGTACCTGCATATACTGCGATTTCATTTACGGATTTGGTTTCATTATATTTGTCTACAATTTTTTCCATTACCTCATCTGGTATCTCCATAGATTCCAACCCTTCGGTAATTTTTTCCATAAATCCCATCAATAATCTTTCATCCTCATTAGTATCTGCAAATATTGCAGCTTTACCGGCACCTACTGCCAAAGTTTCGATTACTACGTGGGGTACTAATTCAATGGCCACTAATTTTGCAAAAGCAATTGCCCCTCCGGCCAAACCACCCATCGCGGCTGCCCCAACCGCGGTTGTTACTACCTTTATGGCAACATCTTTTAATGCCTTTTTATCCGAATCGCTTAATTCTTCACCGGTTGAGAATTTTTTAACTGCCCCTGCCGCTTCTTTAAATAAATGTACTTCATGTTTAAATCCATGTGCAATTGCCTTTCCAGCCCCTTTTGCTTTATCTCTTAAAGCTTCACCAATGGTTCTACGAGTTTTTGAATTGGGTTGGTCTTGTCCTTTTTTAAAAAATTCTTTTTCTTTTTCTGCCCAGCCACTAATTTTTCTTTCTATATTTTTTGTTATAGAACGTTTCGGTTCATTTGATTGTGAATCTTTTTTATCATCGTAATTAAACTCACCATCATAATCAATAACTTTTACAGGTAGTTTTTTACCACTTGCAGTAAAAGACATTAAACGAGTGTTTCCCGCAACTAAATGTAATTTACCATTAGCATCTCTTAATGCAATCGGCGGTGGAACTGCATTTCCTTTTGCAATACCTTTCTCTAATCTATCCCAATCTTTACCATATTTAGATGCCCTTTCTCTACCCAACTTTATCATTGCATCTTTACCACCATCTTCACTTGCAGAAAGAATATCACCTACATCGGTGTTACCCATATTTTGCATTTCTTCAGATGATAAGAAAACTGGTTTAGCATCTTTCATTTTTTGAATCATTTCAGATTCATCTTTAAATGCGTTTGGTGCTACTTTTTTAGTTGTTTTATTATTGAAATACTCTCCAGTTTCACCTTGTAGTTCTTCATCTGTATATTTTCTTATTTTCTTTACTTTTGCACGGTCATCATCTATAATTTCCCAACCGTCTTTACCAACTGTCCAATCTTTTTTTGGTTGGGCTGTTGGTTGTTTAACATTTGGGTCATGCTTAAACATTTCCGCACCTTTTATTTCTGCACCTTTTGGCTTGGCCGGTGTAGTATTATTATTTGATTTTATTTGCGTATATTTTCCACTATCATCTTTTTCAAATGTTGGTGCATTTTGGTCTTTTTCTTTGCCTTTTTCTTTATATTTACCATAACCAAGATGTACGTATTTCTCGTCCTCTGATGATGCTTCATATAAATCTAATAAGTGTGAATATTCATTAGCAATTTCTTCAGCTAAATTTGTTTCTTTAAAAATATTTACTTTTGGTAGAATTCTAAACGTTGCTACTTTTTTACCATTAATAGTTGGCATTCCGTGTTCATCTTTACCAATAGATTTAACAACTGTTTTTTTTATTTTTGAATTTACCCATCAACACCGTATCGCCGATATTCACATCTAATTTTATTTCTTCCGTTAAATCATCATCCTCAGCATCCAACTTCTTACGCATCTTTTTAACATCTTCGGGTTTTGGTGCACCGTTAATTGTACCATTTGGAAATGATAACCCAATACCAACTCCTCCCGGCATGTTTTCATTTAGTTTAGAAAGTTTTAATGTAATCAACTTAAATATCTTTTCATCAAACTTTGGATATGCTTTTAAAAATCCGGCCTTTAATTCGGTCTCATCACCTCTACTTAACCAATTTCTCACATCTGTACCAGATACTGCGTTTGATTGTGCAGGTGATATATAAACATATCCTTTATCCTTATATCCTTGTTCTATTTTACCTGTATATTTTTCAAAATACTTACCACCCAATCTACTTGCATCTTTTTCACCTACAACGGTTATATATCCAGTGGTATTTTCATCGTATTTTTTAAGAATTTCTATTGGTGCGTATGGATTTTTAATTTCAACTATTTTGTTTGATGGAATACCAAACATCTTTGTCATAATTATTTTTTTCTCTTTGAAATTAAATGGGGATTTTTGATTATCGGTTTTATTTGATGTACCAATATACACCCTATCCCTGCCAAACTTTTTTACAAGATTTTGATAAGTAGCATAATGACCTTTGTGAAATGGTTGAAAGCGACCGGAATAAACAACTACAAAATTGGTTAATTCAGTAGTTTCTTCTAATAATATTTGTTCTGTGAGATATTTACTTAATTCATTCATTTTTCGCATACTGTTAGTATATAAATATGAATTAGTTAATATTTAGTGATTTTTATAGACAAACGGGTCTCTTTTTCGAAGTTCCTCTAACTTCTTTTTATATAATTCTGCTTGTTTCTTTTTATTTTGTTTTTTCTTAAAAAACTCAATTATTTGGGTTATTATATTCATATTAAATCAATATCTGCATTATTGTTTACAATTTTAGTTAAATTTTTCATATAAGTATTTGATATATTAGTATCAGTAAATTTCATTAAATGATTTCTATTATATTCTAATACATAAAATAGTTTTTCCATTATAGTATCCCACCCTGAATTGTTCAATTGGATTAGTTTTTTTATGACTGAATATACTGCAACCATTCTATCACTGTTGTCCTCAATTGTGTCATAACTTTCATCCCAAAAATCTGAAAATGTTTTAAATCCCAATTGTTGTAATTTTTTTAAAGTATGAGGTCGACCAACTATAACAAATGGATGTAGGTGAGCAATTGGTTTAAATGTTTTTTCTGATATATAATTTCCCACTTCATAAAATAAGGTTTCCGCAACTATACTAAAATAAGTTTTTTCATAAATTTCTTTACTCTCAAACGCAAATCCCCATACTGAATTTATATCATCATAATCAACCGTTTTCTTTTTAAGTTTATTTAATCCATGATAACCAGTACTCATTTTAGCACGAGTGGCCACATCTTTTAAATAGGGTTCGTTATTATACCCACCACCCGATACTAAATCCAATCCGGCATCTGCGGTATAAATTAAATCCATATCAAACGATGCGGATATATCATCTAAAAGTTTATCATAATGTAATAGTGATAAAATAATCAAACGATGAGGACGTAATCTGCGATTTAACATTAAACATTTTTTTTCTCTATTTTTTAGAGTAGGAAATTCTCTTACCTTTGTTAATGAATTTTTATTAGTAACACCATTAAACGATAAATTAGTATCACCCCTTACCAAATTTTCAGTTTCTTTACCCTTTGCATATAATGGCCAGACATACGAAGTTGTTATTAATTTTTTTGGTGGGTTAATTTCCTTAACATAGTAATCCTCATATAATTGGGTTGTATTTGTAGCAGCCGTTATTATTATGACCTTTGATGGACATATTTCATTACGTTCACATGCCTGATGTATGTTGTAATAAATTTCTGGCTTAATATCACCCTCACTGCTATAATCAAATATTAAATAAAAATTTTTTGATTTGAGATATAGTTTTGCCCGTTCTGATATAAAATCAAATACGTGTTTATTTTGATGATATGTAAAATCCTGACCGGTTGCAACTAATACATTTCCAAATGGAGTTATAGTATAATAATATAAATCTTCCGGATTACCAACTGTATTTGTTTCTAAATTTTGTCTTATATCATGAATATGGACATCTTGTATAGATAATTGTCCTATGTTTAAATTACAATCATATACTGAAATTTGTAAATACTTTTTTGCAAAAGTATCTATATAATTGCCATCAATTACGAAATCATTATCCCATAAATCGCTGGTATAATTATAATTAATTCCATTGGGTATAAATCCATTTGGACCAAAAAAATCAAAAACCCTAATTATTTTCATAGTACAACTCCGGATATTCTGCTAAAATATGTATTCCCACGTTAGTATTAGCATAAGTATATGCGGATTCAATATCTTTTGAAGTTTTTAAATCGTAATATTGTATTTCAGATGACATTGAGCGGAATTGTTCGATATAGTTTCCTTTATGTTGGTGGCCGGGGTCTAATGGTTTATCCGAACCCTTACCAACACGTATTAATATATGTGGATTCCATTGACCATTTGACATTTTTTTGATTTTATCTAAATGATTTATCAGTTGATTACTTGCACATAATATAAAATCCCAGCGAGGATAAAATGAAACTACTTTATGACCGTTCATTGCCAAACCTAAACTTATTCCCATTTGGACTTCTTCCATTACAGGAACTTCTATCATTTTTTCAATAGGTAATCCTTCAATAGTTTTTGACATTGGGTTTCCATAATAAACAATTTGCTGACCTATGAATATAGTATTTTCATCACTCATGATGGTTTTCATAGCGGCGGTCAATGCATCAACATATGTAGTATATTTTGGTGTACTCATTATGGTTTTGACTTTGGATTAAATTGGGTTTTATTTTCCTTGTACCATCTTAGTGCATCACTTAAACCACTATGTAAATCGTATTTAGGTTTCCAACCCAATGCTTTTAATTTAGTGTTGTCGAGTAATCTAACCGGTATCATAGGGGCTTTATTATTTACATACTCAATTGGATTATTGTTGTTTTCAATATCTTTAATTACATCTAAAACTTCATTTACAGTATAACCTTCTCCATACGATACATTATATATATCATATTTATGCACGTTCTCTGCTACACAAATAAATCCACTAACCATATCATCTACGTGAATCACATCTCTAACTTCAGTTCCATCACCCCATACTGGTATTGGATTTAAATTGTCAGCAACTTTACGAATATTCGCTGGAGTAACATGACACTTTTCATAATCGAATTTATCATTTGGACCAAATGCATTTGATGGTCTAATAACTATACATTGCATTGGGTCATGAATTTGATTTGAAAAGAAATCACAAAGAGTTTCACAATACCGTTTCATCCAACCAACTGCTTTATATACTGGTACAATATTTGGAGTTTGTATTTCCATATCTTCCGTACATGGTATATCACCCATATCTGGATAAGTTGTATTCGATGATATAAAAATAAATTTACTAACTTTGTTTATCCAACTCTGTTCCATTAAATTTACATTCATTTCGATATTTGGAGTTACGTGTAATAGAGGATTAAACTTTGTATCTAAAGCATTTGATGTATTTGCTGCACAATGAAATATCACATCAATTTCTCTTGATACGGTTTTACAAAAATCCGAATTTCTTAAATTTCCTTGTATAAATTCAACATTCTCGATCCCTTCAAAATCTTTTCTCAATTTTCTACTATGTGAGGTTGCCCTTAAATTTGTATAACCGGCTTCCCATAGACTTTTAAGTAATCGCGAACCAATAAATCCACTCGCACCCGTAACTAATATTTTATCTGTTTTTTTCATAATTTTATTTTTTATATTCGTTTAAGTAATAATCAATAGTTTCCCTCAATCCGGCTTTTAATGATACTTTTTGTTTAATACCATATGATTCTGCCCTTTCAGTACTCATCAATCGCTTTTCATCTCCGTTTGGTTTAGTTGGGTCCCAGTTTATTTCAACCCTTTTACCATACATTTCTTCGTATATTTCAACAAGAGTTTCTGCAAGTTCTTTTATAGTAACACCAGTACCACTTCCTAAATTTATAGGTTGTGTAATTTTTCCCTCATATGCTTGAATTATACCATCTGCTATATCTCCCGCGTAAATAAAATCTCTAATCGGTGAACCATCTCCCCAACATACTAATGGATGTTCTTTTTCGCCAAATAATCGTTTGATTAGGGATGCTATGACAGTTGATTCTGGACCGAAATTATCATGTCTACCGTAGATGTTTGCAGGTCTAACTATGGATACTTTATTCCAATCATACGATACTGAATATACTTCTGCTTGTAATTCTCCTAAACGTTTTGCCCAACCTGCGTATTTATCTTTTTCTGATGGGAATGTTTTCCACACATCATCTTCATAAAATACTTCTGCCGGTTGATATACTCCAACGGTAGATGTATACACATACCACTCAACTCCTTCTAAACGAGAAGCTTCCATCATATTTGTATTAAATTGTAACATTGGAACGAAGTAATCCGCCGGTTGTTCTGCTGCTCGTTTTGGTGAACCCTTTACTCCTGCTATATGAAATATAATATCCTGTCCCTCAACTACTTTTTTACAATTTTTGAATTCGCGTAAATCTGCATTAATGAATTGATAATTTTCATCTTTAAATTTTTCAATTTGATTTTGTGGAATGTTTATATCGACTGCGGTTACAAACGCACCTCTATCTATACATTTTTGAACCATATAGTTACCAACTAAACCATTGGCACCTGTTATTAAAACCTTTTTGTTTTTCATTGTGTTTTTATCTGTATATATAAATATATTATTTTTAAATTTACTGATTATTTAAATCCTATCTAATTTTTTTGTATATTCTCGTGTATATCGGTTGTCATGTAAAAATATATCAAATAAAGCATCATTCCTTATATAATTCCGTTTACACATTAAATTAAAAATATTATCGGATAATTCTGTTGGTATTTTATCTGTACTGATAGTATTCTCTAACATATCACTCACAAATTTTTTAATACCCGAAATTATATCTTCTTTGCCATTAAAATATTTTTGATTTTCACTCATATCTTCATTTACGAACTCGCCGTTGATGATGTCAATATACGTTCCAACTTTATCAATAAAAACGGATTCAAAAAAAATTAAATTATTTTTTAATTTACAATTTTCATATTCATATAATCCTTTAACATTTAATAATTTTGGATTTTCTTTATATATTAAATACCTTCCGGCAAATTTTAAATCATATGTTTTTTCAATATTTTTTTGGGTTGTTCCCTGAAATCCACTATCTACCATTATTACATTTTTAGAATTACCAATTATAGTATTGATGTATTTTGAATATTCATCTCTTGTAGTTTTTGCTTTGGATAATATTTGTGCAAGATATGGAGTTAAATCAGGTATTTGTTTTACACTATCAACGTAACAATTATCATCTACATTTGTTACAACCCCAAATCTATCTTTGAGTAAATTTGATAAACTACCATTATAGCGATGATATTTAAATGATTCATAAATATCGTTGGGTCTTTTATATGAAACCATTGATGATAATTTTCTAGATGTTTTAAAGTAAATACTTTTAGGTAATTCATATTTTTTTTGAAATAATTCATATATCTCTTTAAAAAAATATCCCTCTCTTGAATTAAATAATACCAAATCGTGTGATGCTACTTCCGATTTTAACCATATAAAAAAATTATACATAAGTGGGCCAAAGTAAATGTATCCCAATTCTTTATGTGTTTCCGGCTCTTCCCAATTTACACCACTTAATAATATTTTAATTTGTGTATCAATTGTATTCATTACGTATAAACTTTGAATGTAGGTATTCCTAAACTTAACCACATATCTATTATACTTTGGTCATCATCAAACGCACAAAATACTTTATCGTTTATATGAGTTTTATATATTTTTCTTTTAAACGCATCCGCTTGTATATAATGGTCTTTTTCGGTTCTCATATATAATTTATCATATTCAATATGGTACTTTTTTAACCACAATTCAGTAACTTCTCGTATAGATTCGGGTCTACCTGTTATTATTATGACTTCAATATTTTCTACAAGTTTGTATCTATGTGCCAAATCAATCATTGGAAAGTTTGGTTCATCCTGTTCTATGAGTTCCGGATTGTGTAAAATATCCCAATCAATTTTCCCGTCTTCTTTCTTTGCTAAGTCTAATCGTTTACCACTCAAACATAACGTATTATCTATATCAACTATTACTATCATTTTCGTATTCCTTGATGTTCATAACTTACTGGTATTTTTATTCCCGTATTACAACCATTACAATTATCACAAAATGTAACGTATCCTAATGTAGTATATCCCAAATCAAATTTGATTAGTTCTTCTTTTGTTACGGAATCTAAACTAATATAATCATTATCATTAAGTGGAAATATTTTAGTTGCAACTGCACTTGTGTTTAAATGACAATAATAAAATTTACCATCGTTTAATCCTCTAAATGGTGCCGTGCAACTATCAAAGTGATTTATTAATTCATCGGTTTTCATATTTTTTTTAATACGTAAATCTCCGAAATCATACCACTCAATACTATTTCTGACGTAGTGTTTTATATTATGAAATTTATAAGTTTCAATCGTTCTAATAACTTTATTTTTTAGTTTTTCTAATTTATCAGAATAATCACTAACACTTAATATTATATTATTGTTTTTTAACAACTCTAACGTTGGTTCTTTTGGTATAACCGTGCCATTAGTTGTAATTATAAATTTATCAATTTTATTTGAATAGTTTGTTAGTATATGTTCAATTATATCCTGAATATTTGGGTATAAAAATGGTTCGCCTCCAACTAAATGATATACGCTTACATAATCTACGATAGTAAAATATACATCTATATCGGATTTTATTTGATTTACATCTCTATGGGTTGGCGATTCAAAATGTGGTATAAACATATTGCAATGCGAACAAGCTAAATTACATCGTTCGGTTACAAGTATATCGGTTTGAAATATATGCACTATGTTTTCATATTTCAATGGCCATATAGCTGCTATTTTTTTATATGTTGTATGTTTTATGCTTTTTTCATTCAAATATGCAGTATATTTTGCTCGATATTCATCTGTCGTTATTATTACGGGAACATCTTCATTAAAATCATCAATATGTATTAATTTTATTGCCGGTCTTTGAGTTTTAAAGTTTTTTGATTGGTGATAATATTCACTTATTTCGTTTATATTCTCTATTGTGGTAGTATCCTTTATATCGTGGTCTACAATATATTTTATTTTTAATTTATCACTTCCTAATAGGTAATCAATACTTCTAATGAATTGGACACACTCTTTACTTGCACCAAAAAGGACATATTCTGTTTCACTATCCCATTCTACTACAAATTTATCAAAATTATCTAATTCTGGATTATATATCATATCAATTTGTCACGTTCATCCCATTTCTCACTAATATCTTTTAAAATATCTGACATAGTATCTTTATTTTGTGAGTAAAAATGATTTTTATTAAAAATACAAATATCTAAACACTTTTTGTATATATCATTAACTTCTTCTATACTTTTTGAGTTAATTTCTCTAACTAATTTTAATAAAGTAAAAAATCGTTGTTCGCTATCCTCAATGGTGTCATAGTTTTCATCCCAAATATCCGAAAATGTCTTAAATCCATGTGTTTTTAGACGTTTTAAATACCCTACTGATGCAAATACTATAAATGGTTGATAATTTATAATAGGTTTGATTATTTTTTCAGATATAAACAACTCATTATTATGAAAACTACTCTCTGTTACTAAATTTATACAAGAATTTAAAAATAATTCTTTTTTATTAGTATCAGTAACTCTAAAACTATACTTATTTTCGGCATTTTGAGTATCCAATTCCATCGGAATTAGTTTATTATACTCTTCTTTGGTATAGGGAGTTGAATCTAACAGATATGGGGTTGAATAATGTTCAGTTTTTAGTAAAAATGTAAAATATGAATCTGAATAATTGTTTATCATGTATTCGTGTAGTAATGATATTCGATGGTGTCTATCAACATTTCGATTAAAACATAGAAATTTTTTATTTCGAAAACTCTTTAACTCATTTAGTTCAATATATTCACTAATATAACCTAAATCATTTACATTTTTAACCGAATTAGTAGGAGTACATTGGCCATCTTCTAAAAACCAATCTAATGTATAGATATCGGATATAGTTGATAGATAGGTATTTGAATCTACTATATAATATTTATCGTTTGGTAATTTAGTGGCTATGTATGAATATCCGCGATGAAATGTGATAATATCGCTGGGGTCAGCCACACTTACAAATAGTAATTTTACATCATTGTTGCGGACATAATCATATATATCATCAGATATATCCATTACTGCATCTAGTTTATTACCCAATGATTCTATTAACAGTAAATTTTTATAGCCAGTACGAATTTTACCAGATATTGTACATGAATATCCCCTATTGGTTACGTAATAAAATAATGGACCATTAGCCATTGGTCTCTTTTCTCCATTAAATTCTAACGTATCCTTTAAAAAGACAAAGTTTAAAATACTATCCATTTTCCTGTCCCATAATGTGGATATTTTGATTTATATTTGTAATACATAACATCATCTGGTATATCTCGTTGAATACCGCCCCATGTATGAGATGTTGGTGTGTTAGTCGATACTTCGTTATCTTCAACTACAAAATATAGAGGCAAATTATGATTTCTAGCATATTTATGAACCTCGTAAAATATACCGGTTTCAAATGTCATATCCCCAATAAAACACCATACCTTTTTATCTTCACCTTTTAATTTTATTGATTTTGCCACACCCAACGCAATTGGTAATATACCCGTTACAATTGCCGATGAATAGAAATTTGATTTTTTATTTACAATCGTAATACTTCTACCAGCCAGTATCTCATTCATTAACCAATGCTTATCAATTCCATGTAATAGTGCATGATAATGCGACCTCCATGTAGAAAATACCCAATCATCTACTGCTATTTTTTTAAAAATTTCGATAAGTGGTTCTTCATTTCCGTTTGATAAATGTATAGGACCGGTAATTTCACCATTTTCCCAATGTGCAATAACATCGTTCTCAAATTGGATTAATTCATCGGGTGTATAATTACTACCATCCCATCTATCTGAATGAAAGTTTAAATTTTTAATTTCCATTTCTATCTCTTGTTGAAAGAATGGGCGATTGAACCGGCCATTCTATGTTAAATCGTTTATCGTTAAACACTATTGTTTTTTGTTTAGTTTCATCATTATATTCTCCATTATACGCCATTTTATAGTGGAAAATTGAATCGTCTTCCATAATGAAATGACCGTTAGCAAATCCGGGTGGTATTAGTACTTGTGTTGCAGTTTCGGGTGATATTATAAATGATTCCCATTTTCCATAGTTTGGTTGTTTAGGTCTAACATCTAATACAACCAAATATATTTTACCATGTAGACAAGATACCAGTTTCCATGTTTTATCATCGTAATGTAACCCCCTCAATACTCCAAATTTTGATTTTGAATATCTATCATGCTTAAATTGTAACCCTTCGTTACGTTCAGCAGCCGGCAACAATCTATCGTAATAATCGGAGTGATAAGTTGTAGAGATTGAACCTCGATATTCATGATAAACCGATGGTTGCACAATTTTAACTTCCGGCAATACCGAACCATTATAGTAGTGAAAATCATTCCAACTACGTTCTTTGTAAAATATACTACGTCCTTGTGCCATAACCTAATGGAAATCCATTTCTATATTTTGATGATAAATCTTGTATTAAAATTTTATATGTTTTAATCAATTCTACAATACCTGAATCTAAACTATGATGGGGTCTCCATCCTAATTTTTCCAACTTTGCGTTTGATACTATATAGTCACGTTTATCAGGGTCTTCATAATAATCCGAATATGTTATAGCAAAATCAGGTACATATTCTTTTATTTTATTTACCAATTGTTCTTTTGATAAATTTGCATCTGATAGTCCTACATTAAATGCTTCGCCTTTCAATTTATCATAATTTTCAATCATATAAATAAATGCATTTGCAACATCTCTAATATGAATGTAGTTTCTTATGAATTTTTTTTCAAAAATGGTAATGTACTTATCTGTTAGGGCTTTATATACAAACTCATTAACAAGTAAATCCATTCGCATTCGGGGTGATGAACCAAAAACGGTGGCAAGTCTTATTGATATTCCACCAACTTTTATTACTTCCTTTTCAGCAAGTACTTTCGTCACTCCGTAATGCGAAATAGGGTTGAGTGGACTTTCTTCAGTACATTCACCATTTTCTCCTATCCCATACCCACTATTTGTATTTGGGTACACAATTTTTTTATCAGTATTTTTTATACTATCACATATAAACTTTACATGAGTATAATTTACTGCAGTTGCAAGGTCTTTATCTCTATCACATGCAGGAAATCCTACGATTGCTGCCAGTGGAATGATTACATCTGCTTCATCTACATATTTTGCTAAGGTTTTTTCATCTCTAACATCGCCATATACAAATTCGAAGTTTTTTCTCCAACTGTAATGAATTAACGATGTTTGATTGTACATTAAATTATCATACACCGTTAATTTACTAATTCCACCATGATTAAAAAGTTCTTCAATCAATACCGAACCTAAATAGCCTGCACCGCCTGTGATTAATACATTCATATTATTTATTATTTTGTTATATTTTCTCTGAATATTGATTCTCTTTTATTTTTCGTATAAAATGAGTGTAGTAGTTTTTTATTATGATGTAATATATCTTCCATATTTTTTAATAATTTTAGTAATTCTGTATCAGATTTTTCACATAGTTTTTTAACCTCAACAACAATCATCTCACATCTTAATTTGAAATTTGGTTCTACATCATAACTCTCGTCCCAAAAATCTGAAAATGTTTTAAACCCTAATTTTTGTAAATATTTTATAGTATATGGATTACCGACAATAAAAAACGGATGTAAATTCATTATTGGTTTTAATGTTTTTTCGGTTATGAAAAGATACTGTGCTTCTGCGTTTGTTTCACCTACAATTGTAAAATAAGTTTCTTCATATTCCTTTCTTCTACTTAAATAGTTATGTAACCATGCAATTCGGTCGCCATCGGTTTCATCTATATTTAAAGGATAAAAGTTTTTGTAAGAATTTACTAAATCATGCATATCAGATTTAGTTAAATCTAATTCTTGAATTTCAGTTATATCCTTATCTAATCTTTCTTCAAATTCATTATTTTGGATTAATGAAATGTAACCAGATTTTAACAAATCATTTTCATATAATTTTTTTACAAACCAGGGTCTATGTAATCTCGATGTATTTCGATTATACATTAAAAACTTTTTTGGTTTCGGATTATATATTATTGCATCTTGTATGGAATATTCGTAATCATTTTCAACTATTTCATTTGATTTACTTGCCCTTAATTGTGATATATAATTTCCTGCCTCATATATGTAATTATCGTTTGTAAATGCTTTAATTCGCTGAATATCCGTTGGATTTATTTTATTACCATCCATACTTTCAATTAAAACATTACACGAACTGACAAATACTTTGTTTTCATGATTTATATTATGTGCATTTAAAAAATTGTTTATATTATCAAATATAGTATAATCATGTGGATATGAACCTTCCCATATATCAACAAATGCTATTTTAAAATTTTCTTTTGTTTTTACTAAATTAAGTAATTTAGGTGATATCATATTATCAATACGATTTAGTATATCGCCATAATATTGAAATAGTACTTCGGTTGAAAATGATTCAAAACATAACACATATATTTCATTAGGATTTATAGTTTTTTCATTTAAATCTTTTAATAATACTCGATGTATATGTTTACCTCTTTCAAGTAATTTTATAGGATAGCTTGCGTTTCTAACTGAATACTCCGATGGTGTGTTCATTGAATTTGCAATAATCGTATAATCAGTTGTGTATATATTTTCGATATTATGAAAAATATTTACTGGTAATGAGTATTTATTATATCCCAAAGGTAAGTATCCATTTGGCGTTTTGAATTCGAAAACAAAATTAATATTTGTATTTAGCAATTCTAATCCATCCATCTTTTATCATACTTATTTAAGTGATTACCATTACTACTAACATCCATTATTTTATAGGGGGTCGATTCTTCAAAGTCATAATAGGCAATTACACTATGTTCTGAATTAAGTTGTTTGTTGAATGCACGTTGGATTTCCTCATTCGTTAAGTACTTTTGATATATTCCCATTAATTTGAATTCACCAAAAAAATAATGGCTATGTTCTAATGGTATATTTTCTAATGGATTTGCACAACCGACCCATAGCCAAGATGCAGAATAATCTATTAATGGATTTTCAACGTGTAGCGTTTTTTCAATTCCATTTACGTTTAATCTTAAAGTTTTAGTCATAACACTATATGAAAAAACGCAATCAATATCACCTTCACTAATATCAGGCAGTGTCGTATCGTTATTAAGTGGTATGTGTATTTCATGAACACCTTTAGTATTTGTATCATCTGGTAGTACGGTTGTCCATGCTAATGCTTTAATTACTCTATAATTATTTCCAGTCTTTGATACTCCAATTCCCAAATTTTTACCGCTTTTTATCATTATAGAACTATGTTGGGTATAGGTATTTTCTACCATTTTTTCCCAATCAATTTTAATTCTGCATAAAAATGTAAAATCACTATTAGTTATGTTGTTAGAAGTTACTTTACTTAATCCGTATCTATTTGATGGCGATACATACCATGCCGAATTTCCCTCTATAATCATAATTTTAGTGTTTTAGTAAATTCATAAAAATCTGCAAGTTCTGGAAATACTTTTTTAAAATCAGTACCTCTACGTACATCGTGTTCTTCAAAATATTTACCAAAATTATATCTCTGTTCATATAATCTTCTATCATCAATCGGTGAAATCATCCAATCATATGTTCTTTTAATTTTTTGAATTTCAATATCCGAATATCCAATATATTTATTTTCAAATAATGGAACTGCCAGGAAATCGGTTCTTTGTGCCTGTTTGAAAACTAAATCTGCAAAATCATAAGGTAATACTTGAACTGTCTGATGTGTCGGATATCTTAAATAGGATGTATCTAAAAATACTGCAGAGTTCCAATATCTATCAGTTGAACCATATGTGCTTTTTAAATCATATATACCATCTATCAATTTAATGTAATTTGGTACTGATAACGCATTATACGTAACCATAAACGTAACATTTACAGTTGGACATTTTGTTAATACTTTATTTACATTATCCCAAAATTTATTAAATACTAATCCATTTCTTATATATTCGGCCTGCTCTCCCCATGTATCACATGATGTAAATATAATAAATTCTTTAACTCTCCCTTCATCACATATTTTGTTTACCTTATCAATAAATTTATCAATCAGTTTATCAGGTACTCCTAAATTTGAGTTAATAGCAAGTTGCAGATTTTTATTTGGGTTTGGGTGGTTTAGTATATAATCTAATACATCCCATGTATCTTTACTCATTAGTGGTTCACCTCCAGTAATTCTGAATGTGTGTAAATCTTCATACAATTCCGGCCACCATTTCCAAAATGCATCTACATATGGATTTGCATCAGAGTGTTTTATTGGCACTTTGTTTTCCATTATACTATAATCCAACGAATTGAATTTATCAGTAGTTGGATATGCACCAAATTGTTCAATTTCTTCCATCCACTTTGATGAAAAAGCCGGTGAACAATACGAACACTTAAAATTACAAGCATTTGAAAACGCAACTTCTACATATTTCGGATTATAGTCATCTCGCCAGTTTGAGTTTTTAATTTCATCCATAAATGGATATGACCAACTCTCTGCAGATTTAAATGTTCTATCTGAAAATCTATCGGAATTATCCTCAACTCCCCAACAATAATCACATTCAGATGGCCTTTCACCCTCCAACATTTCCTTACGTCTTCTCTTTTTATATTGAGTATTATGTAGGGCAGATGGGTTTCTTTCTATTTCCTTTACCGGTATTTGATGTGTACTTGGGTGATGACATGAATGGGTGTGTCCTAATTGTAGGTGTAATGTAGTCTGTGTCCATTTAGCAAGACACATACCTTTACCTACTTCATTTAATTCGTTTCTAACCCCTAAGTAAATTGGATTTTCGCCAGTTAAAGTTTTTTTAAGTTCTACCGATATTATATTTTTTGATTCGTCTGCCATAACAATTATTGTATATGTATATATATTAAAGTTTTACATTTATGAGTTTTGCTTTGGAACTAATATGTTCAATTCCAATCAATTCATATTTTAATTGTGCAATACCATCTGATTTATAATCCCAATTACCCTGTTGCATTTGTAAAACATATCTTCGTTCGTTTCTAGCAGTGGTTTCACCCTTTGCCCACTTATCAATTCCATTTATTTTTATCAATCCTTCGTCTTGATGTGGTAAACACCGTAATTTACCCGGTCTTCTATGCGGTATAATTGTGTATGGTATTACTATGGTTTCTGTTTTTATTTCACAGCGTTTTATATCACCGTTTATACCGTTTTCTGTTAAATCTGTCGCAATTCGGTTATCTGATTCTGCATTAAAATCATAATGTAGTGTAATTCCATTTTTTGGAATATCTAAATGTAGTTTTTCTACTTCTTCTTTTTCTAATTTGCGATTCCACATTATTACTTTTGCAATATCTCCTTTAAACCAACGGTTTGGTTCGGTTTTACCAACTGATGTGGTTGTTCCAATATACCAATCATCCAATCCATAACTTTTTAATCGGTTTTGGTAATGTAATGGTGAAGTTGTACCAGTACCATGTCTTGCATCCGATTCCTTACCATTTAAATAAAAATGAATATTTTGATTAGCAGAATCTACGGTGAGTGTTACCCAACTCCACTGATTTTCATATCGTTTTATCCATTGATACAAATGATTTTGTTCATTATCCCATAATTGGGCTGTGTATGCTCTACTATTATTATATGAAATTCCATAATCAAAGCCAGGTCTTCGTATTATTGGATATTCACAAAATCTGCGTTCATCATCGCCAATCAACCAAATTGGTACTTTTTCTTCTTGTTGATTTGCCCTAACTAATACAGATATTGTATGTGAACGCGATGTTAAATTACGAAGTGTATTGTGTTTTGGTATTTTAATATGTGAGTTATGACCATCAAAGTGTAAATAGTTTTGAGTTTCGGTAGTATAATCCATATAGGTATCATTAGCATACCCTTCTAATACACAACGCCAAAATAGGTCATCATCCTCCATACCCCAATCCCAATAATCGTTTGAGTAACCATTAGTTTTCTCTACCTGTTCTTTTGAAAATATCACAGCTCCACCAAAATATTCTTCATATTTTAATTTGTAATCCATTTGTGATATATTCGTTGCTATATGAATTGGCGTTTCAGTTGGAAATGAGTAATCGCACCCTTCTTCTGGTATCATATCAATATCATGCCAAACAATATAATCACACCCATCTTCAAATGCATGTTTTGCTGCTATATTTTTCATAGCACCTCGATTGAATAGTTTATCATCTACTTGATGACCGAAATACATACAGTATTCAATACCTTGACTTTCTAAGTATTTTCCTACGGTTGGTATAAACTCTTTTAAATGAGTTTCTCTATTTCTATATGGTACACATACCCCTAATTTCATTATATACCGACTGTTATCATTTCCATATTTCTATCTAATTTTTCCTTTCGATGAACCACAAATTGTAAATCAGATATTCCATCGGTTTTTGTTAATTCTGAATTTTCGCAAACTTCATTTACAAATCTAAGTTGATTCCAGCGTGTATTGTCATCTTTCCATCGATTATTTACAAACCCATTATTATCATGTTTTATTGATTTGAATGTTGAATATCTTCTATGAGGTATTTTCATATCAGTTTCAGTTACTAAATCTTCTTCTGCTATTTCACAATTTATAATATGTCCCATATTATTGTTTGGTGATAAATCAATTAATTTGTAATCTCTAATAAATGTACTTTCATAATATGTTTTTAAATTATCTGCATATGTGTATTTTCCAAAATTTTTATTTAATAAATTACCGGTGTTGTTGATTATTTCAATAATTGCCTCGCTTGATAATTTAGTATCATAATGTGCGAAATATTCAAATGAACCTTTAAACCAATTTGGTATTATTTCTCTATTTGGATTTCCCACCCCAATATATAATTTTTCCTCATTACGATATTGCTTATAAAATTTTCCAATAACTTCGGTTTCACCTAATAATACCCCATCTTGATACATTTTTATCGTAGATTTAATATAATCATGTACAAGTGTAATATTTGTTCTATAATTTGGTTTAATTTCAGTATTTAAATATATAGGCTTTAGTTCTGAATTAAAGGTACAAAAAGTGTAACGATTAAATGATGTATATGATATTGCAAAATCATAACCAGGAATACTAAATATAGTGAATTCATCTGATGTATTTTTGTGATTTAATTTAATATCATCGGGTTTAAAAGATATTGTTATGCTAAAATCTCTTCGTAAATCTATGGTATTTTTTGATGTTATGTGTGAATCTATACCATTAAATTTTAGTATTTTTGTGTTTTTAGTTACATTACGAATTTTTTTGGTTTCCGCCACAATATCATTTATCTTACATCTGTAAAACAAATCATCATCTTCGAAGCCCCATCCCCAATATTTATTGGAATACCCATTTATTTTTTCAAAATCAGAAATTGGAAACATTGTTACTCCGCCGAAATATTGTTCGAATATTTCTCGCTGTAATTCTCCTTTATCTGGCACTATATCGGTTGCTAGATGTATGGGGTATTCTGAATATGAATAATCAACTTCAATTGGTAGCATATCAATATCATGAAAAACTAAATAATCGCATCTATATTTCTTTGCATAGGTATATCCTATATTAAGAAGCATTCCACGATTAAATAATTTAGCATCATCTTGTTCTACAATTATTATTTTATAGTTAATATCTCTATCATTAAGATATTCAATAATATGGTTTGTAAATTGTTTAAGATGCTCATATCGGTTTCGATACGGAATAATTATACCAACTTTTTCTAAAGCCATATACTATTCTTTGGGTTTTTTCGGTTCGATAGTTATTTTATACCATTCATGTAAATAATGTTCAATTCTTGGACCCCATACATCTTTATCAATTTCTTCAAACCATAAAGTTAATGCATCTAACGAATTAGCAATTTTTTCTAATGCTTTTAATTTTCGTTCTTCAATAAGTTGGGCGGCTTTATCGGTATCAGTTTGGGTAGTTTTAGTTTTTTCAGTTGCCATAACTATGTTGTTTATTAGTATATATAAATATATTATTTTTAAATTCTTACGATTTTTTTACTCAATCGAAGCCAGTTAGAATACTCATTAAAATTTGGGATTTCATCTGACATTTGTTGGATTACATATTCAGAATTAGTTATATCAATTTTAAAATTATTGGATTTAATTGCATCATACATTTTTTGGTATTCGGTTGAATATGCATAATTCATTCCAATATTTGCAACATCGAGTATTCGTTGAATTGCCGTTTCATCCCACTTAAAATGATGTACTTGTATCAACCCCTCACCTCTGCCAATTGGATAGCGATTTAGGTGTGATATTCCCCAACTTGTTGCTCCACTTCCAAAATCTACATAATGTTGACCTGAAGTTAATTTAACCGAACCTTTCATTACACAAACTTTATTTGGACAAGCCCCACTCATTGGAAATCTAAAAAATCCTGCAAGTGGGAACTGTTTCCAAATATTGGTATTATTGTTTATGGGTAGAAACTCTCCATTTTCTCCTATCCTATCAATAAATCCGCCAGTAATAAAATTCCAATCATTTTTTTCACATTCGCCAATTATTTCTTTAATTGGTTTGGGGTATATGTGAAATTCATCATCATCTGCAACTATCCACCAATCGTTTGGGTGTAGTAATTTTGTTTCATTATATAATTGGGTTACGAATTCCCAATTAAATTTTTCTTTTGTTACTCTTTTTAGTATAACTGCAGTTGGGAATTGCGATACAATCTCTAATACACTTTCATATGTTGTATTACTTTCCCATTCATATACAACCACATACATTTCATCTACTATATCCTTATAATGATTTAGCATATGTTTTAAGGTGTTCGTTCTACTACCAGTAACAGTTACTAATCTTAATTTTTGCATCTCTGAACGAATGTTAAACCCGTTGATGCAGGTTTAGTTCTCAATATTCCATTGTTAAAGAAGTTAAAAATCTCCCATTCTGTATTTTTCTTTAATTCACTTATAAACTTTGATGGACCTGATGCAAATTCTTGATGGTTGTCCGTACTTTTGACATCATCGGTTATGATTAAATCTTTTTCAAATGATGCATCGGTATCGTGTATTGATATTATCCCATACGGTGATAATAGAGTTGAATATAACTCAAAATCAAGTTTTACATCTTCATAGGTATGTCCTGCATCAATATGTAAGTAATCAATTTTAATATCTTCTTTTACGAAATAGTTGTAGAACGCATTTTCGGTAGTATCAAGGATATATCTGCAAGGAAAATTTTTATTAAAAAATGAGTCAGCATCAGTCCAATCAGTATGGCCTCCAACACCATTATCAGCATCTACTAATATAGTTGTACCAATATCACCCCACTCTATTGATTTATTACCACTGAATATTTGTTGGTCATATAAATCCATTCGGGCTTGTGACATTATTCTCGGAACAAACCCGCCACCACTTCCCAAACAAACACAACACTTTGCCCGCATATATTGAATAGTTGAATAAATCAATAACCCATCGCCCAAATGTAAATCCGTTGCCCCATGCGACCAACGATATTTTATTGGTGTACGGTCTAAAAATTCTTTACCATTGACATCTAGCTTTATAGAGTGATTATTGGTGAAATAATCTTTAATTAAATTAGTGTTGAATATACTCATAATAGGATATTACGATTGTAGTTGTTAGCTTATAAGTTATATAAGTAAATATAGATAGTATAAGTAATAGTGAAGTAGTTATGTAGCTAAGTAGCTAACCCCCCTACCCCCTTTATTATATATAAATATATAAAAATATACCAAACGATAAAAAAATCAAAAAAAAGTGAAAATAAATTATTTGGATTTATGATAAAATTGCACTACGTACTTTATCAATCCATACGGTTTTATTATCAAATTTTTGCATATATTCTTTAAGATTTAACCAATTTTCCAAGAGTTCTTCGTGTGAATCTATCTGAATTTGTTTGACACATTCATCAAACTCATTTTTGGTTGCAACCCTATATTTGTAATCAACATCTGGTGCCCAATCTTTATTTATTATTGGCAATTTTCCATAATCTACGGCATTAAATATAGAATATCCAAACGGTTCTTTAAAATATGCACCATGAAAGATTCCCCAGTTTTTTAAAAAAAAGAAATGATGTATTTGTTGGTCCCATTGATATATTTCAATTTTTTTTAAACTATATGTTGAACTATCTCTCAAATTATATAAATCAAACTGATTAGTCAGAGCATAACCTTCATACTCATTAAGCCAGTGAATACACTTTCGCGATTCGATTCTTGATGCAAATCCAATTTTACCATTTTTTATATGAGTGGTTAATTCAATATTGTTTTTAAATTCATAAAAATTTGGAATATTGTAGGTATAGTTTGGATGATTATCAACCATTTGTGTTGTGTTATTACCAACCCAGACCCTTCTATTAAATGTAGCAAGGTAATCATCATAAAAATCAACATCAATTGCGGTAGATGTTTGTAACCTACTTAATTCAGGAATACGTTCAACTACTTCAACCATTTCCCTAGCATAAGCATGAACAAATACTGTACCGAACTTATCTTCGTAATGCCAGATATGGTCTCTTTTATGATAGTGTGGATGTAAAACGTGAATAACTTCGCATTGTTCTAACCATTCCTTGGTTTTAGTGGGGTCATCATAATGAAAATGATACTGCAACCCCTTTGGTAAATATTTTGCTTCAAAGGATGGTGGTCTTTTTGAATCAATTAATAATTTCCATTCTTTTTTATTGGGAAGTGTTGGCCATACTGATTCTAAAAAATAGTTTGTCCATATATCAGAACCACCTATTATCGTATTTCCCGCACCGGTTGTAACTAGTATTTTGTAACCCATATCTTAATGTATATAAATATATTGATATAATATTTACTTAAATTAATTTACAGAATCGTTAGAACCATTTATATGTGCACTATATAATTGGTCGACATACTCTCTTTTATATCGCTCTGGTTTATAATTACCATCACTATTATATAATGGACTCTGTAAAATTTCAACATCATTTCTTTCGGCAATTACCATCCAATTTATAGTATCAGTTGATAGCGGATTTTCTGATGCAATTGAAACTACCCCATCTATAACCGTACCAATTACTCTGTCGAACCCACTTTCATTTTGTAAAAATAATTGTTGATTTTTGGTTAGGGCAATATATGTTCCGTTCATCATAGTTGATGCCGAATCAATTGAAACCGAACCACTGCCATTTGTAAGCCTAATTACACCCCTATATATCAAATCGGCACGAGGTGATTCTATGGATGTATGATATAACCATTTATTATCATCAATTGGATGTTGAATTTTGAACTGTTTACTTGCTGCACTAAAACCAGAAGTTACAGTTAATGAACCGTTTATTTCCGATTTACCCTTAACCAACATAAAGTTACTAGCATCGCCGGTAGATCCTGATGGTGTTGTAAAACTTGCATAATTTTTTAATCCCTGATAAACTCGTAAACCTCCCGGTGATAAAATACTATATCCATTATTTACTCTTGTATATTGTACCCTTACAT